CCTAATCTGAGGAGCGAGGGTTTCGGTTGGGTTTGTAGGAACTGACATTTTTACTATCTAGTCTTACTGGATTTTTCGAGAGGCGTGTGCAATTTATCCAATACAATTTATTAATAGCCATTCTGGCACCCCTATAGAAATAACTTCTAGTTCGTCGCTAGAACATTATTCATGTCGCATCAAAATGAAAAAAAAA